TGTATTTCGGGCCTCTCGTCGCCGGCAGAATGGTTCTCAATATCAGCTATTATGCCCCCTATGTCCCTCTCGAGGACATAGCTGGAGAGGCTGAAGCTCTGGGTCCTGTTACGACCATCGAAGCGGCCAACAAATTGTTTGATGAACTGAAGGAGAACGAGGGTGAAAGAATAGTGAATGTCGAAAAGGCGGCTTTTGTCCATTTTTCACCTACCAAGACTAGTCTCATGGGAACCAACATTGATCAGAAGATGCTGAAGGACATGCGATTGGTTGACGAGAATGATACCTATGGAATAGCGAGTCTGTCTGTTAACGATCCTAGAACGAAACCTGAGGCTAGGGGAACACTGCCCGGACATGTTCGTCTTGTGGCGATGGCGAAGAAAGTTACCACCAAACCGGAGAAATTAGACCGAGCGAAGAGAGGAGTTTTGAACTTCTTGAGTGCGGCCGTCAAAGGAACTGGACGAGTCCTGACTGATGAGGAAGCCGTGGTGGGTGTTCCCGGCAGGGTTGTGGCCCTTGACCTGACCACTGCTGTGGGAGCCCCATTAAACAGGAAAACCGGAAAATTTGGAGGATCAGGGAAGAGAGGCTTCATCAAAGTTTCGGTCAAAACCGAGAAAGGCCACTCGCCTGTGTCAGTTGTTGAACTTGATGAACGCTTGCGTGAGGAATGGCAGTATTACAAGCGATGCCACGCAAACGCGGAAGCTCCAGTGATGAAAATTCTCGGAAACAACAAGGATGAGGTTTTGCCTTATCGGAAAGTGCATGACAAGAAAACACGCCTGGTTTGGACCTGTCCTATTGCTTTCCTGCTTGAACTAAAGAAACTGACTGGCTGGTTTACCCACCTCCTCGGCGCGAACTGGGAGAGAACAGGTATCATGATCGGCTGTGACCTTCAAGGACCGGGCTTTCATCGGCTTCTCAACATCTTGAATGACAATCCAGACGAGGCAGAAACAACTTTTCCAGGGTGCATCAACCATCACGAACGACCAGACTATGGATGTTTTGAGTGTGCTCAACTGAACGGAATTGATTGGAATAAACCTATATGGTGTGGAGATTATGAACACTTCGATATCTCTATGCATCCTGATGTCCTGATGGCAGCTTTTGAAATCATTGGAAAACTTTGTGCAGAGAAAATTGAGGGTTTTGACCGAGAGTGGTATGACCTCCTCATCGAAGGAATGCTTCGGGCGAAGTATCAAGTCCATGACATCGAGTTTCAGACACGCGGATTCAACCCATCTGGCAATTACCTCACCACTGTTGTCAACTCAGTGGTGTCATTGCTGTATCTCTACAGCTTTGTGTACGAGAAAGGTTTCGTACCGCGAGATGCCATCGTAGCGGTGGTAGGAGGGGATGATAATGCCTGGACGCTGAGAAATGATTTCGTTGAGCGACTCGGGATGTGTAACTGGCAGATCAATCAGTTCGGACTGGATGGACAAGGCTTTGCCCTGTGGTGCCAGAAATATGGAATGAACTACACGACTTCCAACAAGGTTCGAACTTGGGCTGAACAACCATGCTCCTTCCCGATGACGACCGATTTCTACGGACAAACGGCTGCTTTGGTTGACCACAATGAATTGTCTTGTCGACCAATGGCGGACGTTTATGCGGATGGGGTTAATGCCTTCTCTCGAGGTGATGAAGGTTTCTCAGAGATCGCACCACGATGGTTGAGTCTTCCAAAGACACCTGGCCCGTTCTCGATTTGTGGTCAGACACGAACAAGCACTGCAATTAAGTTGCTGTGTTTTCAGGCAAAAGGAGTGACAGAGAAGGAGAGAGCGATGGCCATCCGAAATGCGACCGTCTTTTGGCCTGATTGGTGGCATGAGCGATTCAACACCTGTGTTAGACGTGATGAGATTTTCGTGACCGAAGAAGCGAAGAGTTACTGGCTCGAGATCCCAGTTGAAGATGTCCGTCAGCGTGTCCTTACCGCTGATGACCAGTACCCAGCCATTGGTATGGGACCGACGTTGAACACTATGGATGTGCAAGTCGGAGGTATAGGAGGAACATCACGTGGCTTGCCTCCTATGGTCAACAACTTTCTGCCACATGATGTCTTGGAGATCATAGAAGACATCCCAACACCTGCACCAACACCGATGTTGCCTGCCCCGACGGTAGAGGCGACTCCATCCGTGGCTGTTCCGGCCGCGGCAAGTTATGGGTACAGTCAGGTGAACGTCGGAGGGGCTGTCCAGAAGACCGCTCTCTCCAAGACTCCAATACCTCTCGTTCACAAGGCTGTTACTGCCCAACCGGCAGACCAGAGGTACGGGTTAACTACCCGAGTCTTGCGACATGAGGCCCTTGTTGACGCAACCTTCACGGGTTGGAACGTTTTGGCTCCGTTTGAGTTGTTGTCGTTGACCCCGGGTGTGGAACCAAGCAGTTGTGCTCAAGTGACTCCGCAGGAAATGGCTTTTCGAACATTTTCAATGTGCCATGGATCAACCATCATTGATGTGGAGGTGTCAGGAGTGGCACAAAGGAGTGGGCTGCTGGCAGCGGCCTTCTTTCCATATGAGGGACAGTCATTGGCTCAAATAACGCAGTTCTTTTCCAAGGCACAAGTCATGGCAATGAAGGGACATCAGGTGATGCCACTTAATACCGTAGGGCGTTACCGATTTGAGGCACCATTCATCAATTCACGATCCGTGTTCAATCTGCACGAAGGATATGACCTGGGCGAGATTGATGCCAACAACTGGCTTTTCTTCATCAATTTCCTCAGTGCTCCACCGATCGGAGAAACCACTAAAGTCAACATTTATTCCTCTTTCAACATGGAGTTCTTTTTGCCCAAGAAACCCGTGGACATTGTTGACGCAGAAATCAGGGCACTCCTCAAGGGAGAGGAGAGACTTCCGAGTGTCATCAGGAGAAACCATCGATGGATGACAAGGGTAGATGAGGAAAGATATGCCCGTTTTGTGGCCCGACTTGTTTCTGATAGGCGGGGCCCAGAAAAGAAAGAGCTAGCGCGAGATTTCAGGAGAATTTGTGAAATCAGCGGAAAAGAGTACCTATACGACGAAGCTTTCCCAGTCGTTGGTACCGGTGGTGGTCATTCGACCCAGACTACCACTGTAATTCAGTATATCGGCGGTGATGTCGAGGGCGATATACAAGGGAATACTGGACATCAGGACGCGGAAAATACCGGCGCGACAGTTGAAACTGAACTCGACCTTGATCCTGGGGTGCTACCGATG